CCAAAGTAACAAAATCCAAATCAAATCTAACCTTAACTCCTCCTCGATAACCTGAATATGGCAAAGTTCCCCAAAGTCGCTGAGTTCCTGTCAATCCTCTCATTGTACCGGACAACAGTGGTGCCTCAAAATTAGACAACACTGGTCTCAATTCAAATAAAGAATCAGGACTCATGACAAAAGCAAACCACTTACCAGACAATTTCACTTCCGTTTCAACATTCACTAGCTGCCACTTCTTAAGTATGTCCTTCATAGATGTAATAGTGTCATTGCACATGTTTGGTGTGCGTTCACTATCTCTAGACAATTTTACAGTCTTATCCATAAGACCTTGTGTGACTCTATTGTGTGTGCTGAAACCAGCCAACTCAAAATCATCACACATGGAATATGTAACATGAACTTTAATTGTAGTCGGTGATCCTGAAGGTGATACCAAAGGTGTAATAGCATATAATGAAAATTGACCTAAGATATGATCAAATATCGACAAATAATTAGGTGATGGTGCTGTAACATCAGTAGACGCGTGCAAAGTTTGGAGCCAAGGTGTTTCGGCATTATATGGTATTTCCACAATAACTTCGCGCTGATCTCCACCAATGTCTAAAATAACTCCGTGTGACGATGACCAATCTGAGAACGTAGTTGGTGTGACCGTTTTATAAAACAAACCAGCATAAACCTTTATTGATTGGAATCTATTCATGAAAAACCTCAACTTAATCTTCATTCCACCTCGCCAAAATTTAGAATATGACGAATAAAAATCTGCAATTGATAATGCTTGTTGGTTAACTACTGTGCGTGGATTTGGTGCCAACGGCATAGCAAATATCTGTGATGTAGGTGTCGTTGTTGTTGACACTTGAGGAGTATCATAAAAATACTCTCGTTCACAAAATATGTGCTTTATTGACATCTCATCCACTTTAGTGTTAAACACATCATATGTTGATGGCATAACAGTCGACGCATGCAAAGCTACCTTTTCAATTGAATGTGGATTTGTAGAATTATTCAAAGTATTAAAACGAACTAAATAAGCATTTGGATTATTCCCTACGCCCACATCATCCATTCCAAACTTCAAATCAAACTCATCTCCACCCATTTCCATAGGCAAGTTAGCAGTCTCAATGTTACTCAATGTGTTACTAATACTAGTGACGTCAATCAAACCTTGTGTCTGTCTCAAAGCAGTTGCATCCGTGGGTCTCAAAAATCTAAATTCCTGATTTTCCAAAAATGCTGTTACTGTGAAACTAGCAGATGTCAAGCCTTGCAAAGGTTCCAAAACCATCACTTGTATACCAAC